TATATGCAATACAAGATAAGATAGGTGATATTGGTATGATATTTGTTGATACTTTAGCTCGTAATTTTGGTGCAGGAAATGAGAATAGCACTGAAGATATGAATCTATTTATCGAAAGAGTTGACGATTTAAAGAATACATTTCATACTTGTGTTGCACTTGTGCATCACACTGGTCACAATTCATCAGGTAGAGCTCGTGGTTCATCAGTACTTCCTGCTGCTGTAGATGCAGAATATGCAGTAAAACGCAAAGATGATAATGACGATGATATGTGCCTAGAGTTTACACAAACACTAGTAAAAGATGGTAAGAATATCAAGCCCATTTACTTTAAATTTCAAGAAGTAGCATTGCCTGGTCAAGATGACATGACAAGCGGTGTTTTAGTTAAAATTGATCGCACAGATATTGTAATTGATGATAGCAATGCTTTAAAAGAAGTAGAAGAAAAGATAGCAGAAATACAACAATCTATAGCTGACGGTACAGAATCAGATCCTGTTACTATTTGGGTCAAACATAGCGATATAGTTAGAGCAATGCCTCATATTAAAGAAAATGCTATAAAAGGCAGATTAAAACGCCTAAGAGAAGAAAAGAAAGTGCATTGGGAAGCTAAAACTGGTTATCAATCAAAAAAATATGATGAAATCATTTAGGTTATATTTTAGTTATATGAGGTTATATTTAGGTTATATAAAATGACGAAGTATACATGTAAATTAGGTTATATTTTAGGTTACATACATATACCTTTAGGTATATGTAACCTATATAACCAAATTGACAACTTGAAATGTAGTAAAATATAACTTAGGATATAACCATGTTAAGTAAAGAAGAACAAATTAAAAGACTTGAAGCTAAATATAAAGAGTTAACACCTTTAGATGAAGCTCATCAATCGTATCATAGGAAAATTAGTCATATTGATAGAAATTGGAATAAAACAAGATTATTATCACTTGTATCTGTAGAATTAAGACAAAGGTTTTTTAGGGCGGAAGAAAAGTTTGAAGATGAGCTTTATAGAGTAAGTGATAAAGAAAAAATAAGATTATATGAGATGATAATCAGAGCATATGATGCATTAGAGAAGGAAGCTAAAGCTTACAGGTTTAGTCAATTAGCACCAAAAGTATGGGTAGTAAAACATCCTACCGAAGATATTAAATGTATAGTATGTGAAAATGAAGATGATTTACCTTACGTTGTAGCTAATTATGGCAATGAAAAAAATTCAATGTTTTTTTGTATTAAAGAGTTATTGTTAACTATGGATAAAGATGCTTATGATATGAAATTAAAATTTGTTGATTTTGATGCAACAATTAAAGACTTTAAAAAATTATGAAATTAAGAATAGATAGCAATATAAAAGAATTTAAGAAAAATATGAAACGCACCGAAAGGCATGAATTGCCTTACATAGCATATAACACTGTTAATGAAACAGCTAAAGAGATAATTAAAAAAGAAAAAAAAGCTATGCATATCTACTTAGATAGGCCAACTAAACAAGTTGTCAATAGTATATTCATGAAGAAGTTTGCAAACAGAAGAGATTTTACTGCAATTATTAGCTTTAGAGACTGGGCCGTAAGTTTTATGTCATTACAAGTATTTGGTGGCGTTAGAAGAGAAAAAACCTTGGTACCAACCAGTCATACAGACTTAAATGCTTACGGTAATATACCAGGAAGAAGAACTGGTGTTGTAAAAGGAAAAAGATTTTTAGATACAATTAATAATGTAAAAGGTGTTTGGGTACACAAAGGAAGCGGTAAGAATAAAAGCCTTAGCTTGTATGCTAAATTAAAAGATTTTACAAAGTACGACGTTATATTTCCCTGGTTTAAAGTAGCTGAAATAAATACAAAAAGAGTACTTAAAAGAAAGTTTATAGAAGTTAGTAGAAAGGTTTTAGGTAAGTAATTATGATCCATCCTATTAATTTTGAAGATAGACTACAAATAGGTTATAAAGCTGAAAAAAAGGTTTTATCTATATTACAAAACAAATATCCTTTATCTACAAGAATAGTGGGTCAATTTGCAGACTATGACATCTGGATTCCAGAGTTATATAAAAGTGTTGAAGTCAAGTATGATAGAAGATGCAAAGATACAGGTAATGTATGTATTAAAGAGTTAGATCTATTAAGAACTAAAGCAGATTATTGGTGCATTTATACTGATGATATTTATATATGGATTACTCCTGACAATATAAACAAATGCATTACTGACAACAACTATATTACTAGTAATATATACAACAAAAAAGTATATCTCATAACTGTCAATGATATACTTAAATACAAGGAGGCATTATGACAGAGAACATAGAAGAATTATTGGAGCAAAGAGCTAAAGATTATGGTGACCCAAGATCGTTTATGCAGCAACTATCAGGTGTCTGGTCATCAATGTTAGGTGTACAAGTTACTCCTAACCAATGTGTATCAATGATGATTGCATTCAAAGCTATCAGATCATGTAACAATCCAAGCCACGTAGATAGCTTCAAAGATGCTGCGGGTTATAGCCTGATTGGAGAAAAAATTGTTGAGAAATAAGGTATCAGAGCGCGCCAAGAGGCCTATTTGCGGTTCCTTACCCCAGCGTTACGCGGCGGTCATTCGCACGCGCGTAAAAAGTAGACGCATGCCATATATATTGAGTTTAATTTTAAGAAATGGCAACTAGAAAAGAAGTAGCAGAGCATTTATTCATGACTGTGCAAAACGTTGCCAAGTTAATAAAAGATGATGTATTTAGTGTTAAACCTGGACCTAGTCCTTTAGAATTAGATTATGCTAGAAGACAATATATCGAGCATTTACAAAAAAGAGGTAGATTTCATTTAAAAGATGGGACTGGTGATATAACAGAAGAAAAAACTAGGTTAACAAAAGCACAAGCAGATAAGGCACAACTTGATGTTGCAGTATTAGAAGGCAAACTTATACCTACAGATATGGTAGAAGAAACGTGGTTGAACTATATTGCAAACTGCAGAGCAAGATTATTAACATTGCCCAATAAAGTTGCTCATTTGGTTGTGGCTTGTGATGAATTTCAAGAAGCCGAAAAGATAATAAAGGAAAGTATATATGAAGCATTGGAGGAACTAGCACAAGATGCTATACCACAGGAATATAGAGAAACTACTGCAATCGATCAGCCAGATTTGGAATCCACCTCCTGAGTTAACCGTATCAGAGTGGGCTGATAAGAATAGAATTCTTTCAGCTGAATCTGCTGCAGAAAGTGGTCAATGGAGAACATCTAGAGCACCATATCAAAAAGATATTATGGATGCTGTAAATGATCATAGAATAAGTACTATTGTATTTATGAAGTCTGCACAAGTAGGAGCAACTGAAATATTAAATAATATTGTTGGTTACTACATAGATCAAGATCCTTCTCCTACTTTAGTCTTACAACCTACTCTTGCTATGGCACAGGCATGGTCAAAAGATAGGCTAGCAAATATGATTCGTGATTGCGATAGCTTAAGAAAAAAAGTTAAAGATCCACGATCGAAAGATAGTGGTAATACTGTTCTAAGTAAAAAGTTTCCTGGTGGTAATATTAATATTGTTGGTAGTAATTCTGCGTCTGGTTTAGCTTCTAGACCAATTAGAATATTACTTTGTGATGAGGTTGATCGTTATGAAGCTTCAGCCGGAGCAGAAGGAGATCCAATTAGTCTTGCAATGAAAAGAACAACCACTTTTTGGAACCGTAAGATATTTATTACGTCTACCCCTACTATTAAAGGTATGTCTAGAATAGATGTTGCTTTTGAAGAATCTGATAAACGTTATTTTCATGTACCTTGCCCAAACTGTAAAGAAAAACAAAGATTAGTATGGGAACAAATAGTGTGGGAAAAAAGTAAACCAGAAACAGCACAATATATTTGTATTCACTGTGAATCTGCTATCGATGAAAATAAAAAACAATGGATGTTACTAAACGGAGAATGGGTAGCAACTAAACCAACAAAAAAAGTAGCAGGCTTTCATATATCCGAGCTTTACAGTCCATGGAGAACTTGGAAAGAAATGGCTATAGATTTTTATGAAGTTAAAAAACAACCCGAGATGCTAAAGACTTGGGTTAATACAGCTTTAGGAAGAACTTTTGATGATCCAGGTGAAAGTATAGAGCATCATGAGTTAATGCAAAAAAGAGAAACTTATGATCCTACAAACATACCAAACAATGTTTTACTATTAACTTGTGGAGTTGACGTACAAGGAGATAGACTTGAAGCACAAGTTTTAGGATGGGGAGATAATAATGAGTGTTGGGTTATAGATTATAGAGTTATTTACGGAGATCCATCTTCTAATCCAATATGGTTAGAGCTAGATGCTTATTTAAACCACATATATAGAAGAGATGATAATAAAAAACTAAAAGTAGTATGTACTTGTGTTGATAGTGGTGGTCATCATACACAACAAGTGTATGCCTACGCATCAAAACGTATACACCGCAAAGTTTTTCCAATTAAAGGTTCTAGTTTATCTAATCAACCTATTATTAATAGACCATCTTATGTTGGCAAAAATAGAAATATCTTGTACGCTGTAGGAACTGATTCAGCCAAAGAAGTTATATTTACAAGATTAAAAGCAGAAGAAGAAACAATACACTTCCCTGCACATGTTGACGAAGAATACTTTAAGCAACTAACAAGCGAAAAAAGAATAATCAAGTATACAAAAGGCGGAAAGAAGTTTGCTTGGGTAAAAATTAATAATCGCAATGAAGCCTTAGATACCATGGTTTATGGTTTTGCAGCATTACATATACTACAGCCTAACTATTTAAAGATTGCACAAAGCATCAAAGATAATACAAGTGAAACAGAGAAAGTTAAAGATGTAGGTAAGAGACCCGTTAGAAACGATTGGATTTATAAATGGAAATAATAAAACTGTTTACTTTTATATAGTTTCATGGTCTAATAAAATTTTAAAATCCAATTAAGGAGGGATTATGTTTGAAGATATACAACTTATGCACGCGCATTACGGTGTAACCAAGTTTATTGAATCCGCAGATATACAAACAAAAAAGCACTATCTAGATTTTAGATTAGGCTTTATCAAAGAAGAATATACAGAACTTGTTAAAGCTTATCAAAGTAAAGATTCGAATGAGTTAGTAGATGCATTAATCGATATATTGGTTGTAACTATTGGAACTTTAGATACATTAGGAATAGATATTGATAAGGCTTGGGATGATGTATACAAGGCTAATATGTCTAAAGTTATTGGCGAAAATAAAAAAAGAACTTATAGAATGGAAGGACTTCCTGATTTGGTTAAACCAGAAGGTTGGACTGCTCCAGATCATTCAAACAATACAGGAGACTTAGATGAAATCTTCAACTCTTAAACCAGTTAAAGTTATCAATGAATGTGTTGCTTTACAAATTCAAAAATCCAATGATTACCAAAATCCTAATTCTAGGATCAAGCAAATAGACTATTACCCAAGAGGGGTGTTGTCTATCATGGAAATGATACATACTAAAACCACTCGTATGTGGAGTGTATTAGAAGCTGCAGAATCAGGCAAAGATCCTAACTTTGAATCATTAGAAGATTCTGCAAAAGATCTTATTAACTATGCATCATTCTTTGTTACATATTTACGCAAAGAGTTTGATGGTCAAGATAAAACTAAGGATATATTTAACAAATGAATACAGTAAAAGATATAAGAGCACAATTTAGTACAAAACTGCTAAAAGAGGAGTTTGTTAAAGATAGAAATGGAGAAAATGTTATTGAGATAATTGGAGCTTCATTTTATGCGGATGATATAACTATTTTTGGTAAAAACAATGAAGAGTATGAAGATGCTGAGATTAATTGGTATAAATCTAGAAGTACAAATATTAATGACTTAGATTATGAACCTATACCACAAGCATGGAAAAATACCGCTAATGAACACGGTGAGATCAACTCTAACTATGGGAAATTAATTTACGATGCTATTTATGGATCACAATTTGATAATGTTTTATATGAATTGAAGAACGATCCATTCTCTAGAAGAGCTACTATGATTTATACAAGACCTACTATTTGGCAAGAGTTTGAAGAGAATGGTAAAAATGATTTTATATGTACTAATGCTGTAACTTACTATGTAAGAGATGGAATGTTACAAGCAGTTGTACAAATGAGATCTAATGATGCTGTTTATGGTTTTAAAAATGATTTTGCGTGGCAATATTATGTTCTACAAAGATTAGAAAAAGAACTAGGATATGGTATTCATTGGCCCATATGGCAAGTACAAAACTTACATGTATATGAAAAGCATTTTGATTTGGTTGAATCAAGTGAATAATTGGGATCGTCGTTATATGTCTTTAGCAAAGGCAATATCATCTTGGAGCAAAGATCCGTCTACAAAAGTCGGAGCTGTAGCAATAGGTGATAAAGGCCAAGTTATCTCCCAAGGCTATAACGGCTTCCCAAGGAGGTTTGACGATAGTATTGAAAAATATGAAAATAGAGATACAAAATATAAATACGTTGTTCATGCAGAAATGAATTGTATCTACCATGCTACTCATAATGGTTTATCACTAGAGGGTGCAAAATTATATGTATATGGTTTAGGAGTATGCCACGAATGTGCAAAAGGTATTGTACAAGTTGGAATAAAAGAAGTTTACGCATCTTGCAATCCTGAATCAGAATTAAGATGGATAAATAGTTTTGCTTTAACAAAAGATATATTAAAAAAAGGAGGAGTTAATTATGAACAGGTATATCACTAATCCACTTGCTAATATTCCTGTTAGTAAAAAATCACACGTATATGGTTGGGCTAGTCATTGGAGGAATCTACTAGATGCAACTATCAATCATAAGTGCGATGCTGAATTATTAGATGCTAATATTATTTATATAGATCATGGAGTCAACTTTAATGGATCGTTAAATCTTTTTGGCGGTCTAAATAATGAGATTTATAAGAAATTTAATATATTGTTGATGTGTATAGATCAAGGTACAAAAATAATATCTTTAGATCACGATATGCCAGATTTTGGAGAAATGTTTATAAAAAGGATAGGTAATTCTAGTACATGTGAATTTATTACCCAAGATTGGTGTAACAAAATATCGCTTATGTGTAAAAAAATTACATCATATAAACATAGTGATTTAAATCACCACGAAGGTATAACAATAGGCGACTCTCATTCAATTGCTTTTGCTAAGAAAAAAGACATGATTTTAAGAATGGATGGCAAAACATTACATGGAGCACTTAAGTATGATTTTGATAGTTTTATGGATAGTATAGAAATAACCGATAAGATAGAAAGAATAACGTTATGCTTTGGTTCTGTAGATATTAGACATCATATATTAAGACATAATTATGATATAAACTCTATGCTTAACGAATATATTAATAAAGCCCATCAAATATCAGATAAATTTAATATAGATGTTGAAATAGCTACTCCTGTTCCTGTAGAATACGAACAAAGACGTATTCCAAAAACAGGATATTACAACGATGCACCTTTTTTTGGATCAAGAGAGCAAAGATATATTTTAACAAAAAGATGGATTGAGTATTTGAAACATAATTACGAATACGTAGTGCAACCGCCTGAGTATTGGTATGAAATGGATCCAGAATTATATGCTAAGCAAATTATGGAACAAAACTCTAGTGTTCATATTGCTCCTATGTATTACAGAAGAAATCAATGGGGAGACATATTAGATGAGTCATGATAACCACGTAATTGATAATATTAACAAAGATACTTTAGGTTACTCTTACGAAAAAGCAAAAAGAATACACCTTTGGTTATCTAGAAATTGGCAAGATCCAAATCCTAAACCAGTCATAGAAAACTTTGAAGGAGTTAACGTAATAAGAGATGATCTAACAACAGGAACAAAAGTAAGAGGAGCAGATTTGTTAATGAGCAAAATAAAGCAAGATACTATTGCTTATGTTGTACCTAGAACTGGTTTGGCTGGTGTAAGTATTCTTGAAGTTGCAAAAAGACATAATAAGAAAGTTAGATTTTTTATGCCTAGTAGCAAGCGGATAAGTTATCATCAAGCTTGTTGCATTGAGCAAGGTTGTGATTATGAATTCCACAGAATTGCTGCAATGCCTAACTTAAATAGAATTGCAAAGATTTGGGCAGATCAAAATGATGCTTTTTTTATTCCACTAGGTTTAAAACATTTGCTTGTTACATCAGCTTTAGTAAAAGTAGCATCACAAATACCTGAACCTGATGAAGTTTGGACCGCAATATCAACAGGAGTTTTAAGTAGATCTCTACAAATAGCTTGGCCTAATGCTAAGTTTTATGCTATTGCGGTATCAAGAAACATGAAAGAAGGTGAACTTGGAAGAGCAAAAGTTATATCTGCACCAGAAGCATTTACAAAACCTGTAAAACAAGAAGAAATGCCACCATTTCCTAGCATTGGAACTTATGATGCTAAAGTTTGGCGCTATATACCTAAGAATACTAATAAAAACATATTATTTTGGAATGTTGGCAAAGAACCTACATTGAAAGATAAAACAATTTACGACAAAATTGATAGTTATAGGGATTGGCCATGCAAATAACAGAATATTATGAAGAATTTAAACGATACTATGATTTAGCATCGATACAACAAATTAATTGTAATTTAGGCATTAGGGAACATGCTGACGTTAATATAAGTGACGATCTTATGCAAAATGTACAACTTTATGATGTTGTAGAACGTAAATATGCTGGTTTTTCACAAATAATTAATGATATTTTTTACAATACTAGTGATAAACATCCATATATAAGAAAAATAAAAGCAAATATGGCCTCAGATGAGCGTAAATTTGCTATTTCTCAATGGTCAGGCAAAAAATTAAGTCTAGAAACATGGTTATACATATTTTTAGTTCACAGAATAACAGGAAGTGCTATAAATTATGCAAAAATACCATCTGGTTATCATAATACTATCTTATTTAACCTAAACACTTGTGAAAACATAGAAGATATAAAGCAAAAAATCAAAAATTACGATAAACCTTTCTATACTTCAGTAGGTTACCAGTTTCCACAATTTCCTAAAAAGCCTATAAATAGTAGTTATAAAAGATCAGGTGACTATTACTTATGCGAATATGCTGATATTCTCATATATGATTTATGTGATTTTATTACAAAAGAGCGTAGAGATTTTAGAGAAATAGGCGAATTTATGTTTAATTGGAACAAAAGTCGCGGTTTTAACGCTTTTAGGTTCCAATATGCAGCTTTTTTAGCAGATATTGCAGATTGGTTTCCTGAATATATAAATAGAAGCTCTTTATTCTACTATGGAACAAATGCTGTTGAGTGCATAAGTTATTTAGCAGAAAAACCTAAAAATGTTAAAAAAGCAGATCATTTAGACAATATTATGATAAAAATATATGAAGATCTCAATTCACTACCATATAATGCCGAAGATGTATGCTGTGACTTTATAAGATGGGTAGAAAACTATATAAAGCCAGGTATTCATTATGATCATTTAGACAGAGATGCTATATGGTCTAGTTGTAAAATTAAAAATCATCCAATGGGTAGACAGAAAAAAATGCTAGAGTTAGGTTTAATAGATTCTTTTAATAACTTAAATTATCACCCCAGTGATAACAAAATATTAGAAAATAACAATTTAAGCGTTAAAGACTACCAAAAATTAATTGATGGTAATTTGTAATTAATATAAGAATTGTTGTATAAATAAGTTAAAAATAGTTTTAAAATTAAAAAAAACTTTATTTAATTTATGAACAATAAATTCGATAGATCAAATTATCCAGAACAGGAGCCAGAAACATTAGTTGTCGGCGATAGATGGGCCTGGAGAAGAGATGATCTTGCAAACACATACGACCCATCTTTATATTCACTAACATATCAATTTTGCCATGATTCTGGTGGCAGCGGTAATTCATTTACTATTACAGCAACAGAATCAAACGATAATTATTTTATAGAGATTGATTCTTCTGTCACCGCAAACTATTCTGTAAGCGAATATAAATGGGATGCTTATATTACAAGAACCTCTGATAGCGAAAGAGTAAGAGTTGATTTTGGAAGAGCAAAGTTAGTAGAAAACCTTGCTACATCTACAGCTGATTTAAGAAGTCATGCAAAAAAAGTACTAGATGCTATTGAGGCTGTTATTGAAAATAGAGCTTCCATGGATCAATCTTCAATGTCAATAGCAGGAAGATCTTTATCTAGAATGACTATAGATGAGTTATTAGAATTTAGAGATAGGTATAATGCAGAGTATCTAAGAGAGGTTAAAAGAGATAGAGTTAGAAATAAAAAACCTTCAGGAAACGAAATACTTGTAAGTTTTGGAACAAAAACTTATTACGATAACATAACAGATTTAAAATAATATGGCATGGTATAACAATCTTTTTAATAGAAGTCCAAAGAAATCACAATCACTAAAAAGGAGAGGATATACTGCTGCAAGTGGAGGCAGATTATTTTCTGACTTTTACACAACATCCACATCTGCAGATGCAGAAATAAAAAACAATTTAAGAATATTAAGAGATAGGGCTAGAGACTTAGCTAGAAACGATCCATATGTTAATAGATATTTAAACTTAATGATTTCTAATGTTGTTGGACACCATGGAATTAAAATTAGTTCAAAAGCAAGAAATGACGACGGTTCTTTAGATATGCTTGCTAATCAAAAAATTGAATTAGCATTTAAGCAATGGTCACAAAAAGGAAACTGTACTTTAAATGGTAGGTTTTCATTTTTAGATTGCCAAAAAATGTTTATTGAAGCTTTAGCTAGAGATGGTGAGGTTTTAGTAAGGCATATTAAAACAAACTCAAATCCTTTTGGTTATGCTTTACAGTTTTTAGAAGCAGATCATTTAGATGAAAAATTAAACGATACAAATCCTAAGACTGGTAACAAAATTAAAATGGGAATCGAGTATGATAAAAATGATAAAGCTATTGCTTATCATCTTTATAAAGAACATCCTTATGATCAAGCTTATTATAACGAAAATAAATATATAAGAATTCCTGCTAGCGAAATTATACACGCATATATACCAACAAGGCCAGAACAAAGAAGAGGAGTTACTATGATAGCTCCTGCTATGCCTAATTTGAAAATGCTTAATGGTTATTTAGAAGCAGAGATTGTTGCAGCTCGAGTGTCAGCATCCAAAATGGGCTTTTTTACATCGCCAGATGGAGATGGTTATGTTGGTGAAGATTATATGAATGAATTCTCTCCTATAATGAATGCAAGTGCAGGTACTTTCGAGCAGCTTCCTGCTGGAATGGATTTTAAGGCTTTTGATCCAAATCATCCAAACTCTGCATTCGAAAACTTTACAACACAAGTTTTAAGAAGTATTGCATCTGGTTTAAATATTTCTTACCATGCTTTAACAAATGATTTAACAAGTATTAATTACAGTTCAATAAGACATGGTGCATTAGAAGATAGAGCAATGTTTCAAATATACCAACAATTTGTAATAGAGCATTTTATGAAACCTATCTTTCATAAGTGGTTTGATATGTCTATTGCAAGTGGTATGATAAGTTTGCCTATTAGTAAGTTTGATAAATTTTATAATTCTATAACATTTATACCTAGATCTTGGTCTTGGATTGATCCACTTAAAGAGCAACAAGCTAATGTAGCGGGTTTAAGTGCAGGTATAACAACATATGCAGATATATCAGCAGCATATGGTAGAGATCCAGAAGAGTTATTTGAACAACATGAAAGAGAGTCAAAACTTGCTGAGCAATACGGTATTAAAACTGCATTCCAACCATTTGGTTCAAAATTACCTGTAGAAGCTACTATAAGTGGCGGTCAAAACGAAGAAGAAGATGGCTAGACCAAATGCAGGTATGAAGTCAGAAGCTCAAAAGGGCTTAGACTGGCGTGAAGAATTTGGCAGAGGTGGTACTAGAGTTGGTGCCGTAAGAGCAAGGCAAATAGTGGCTGGTGAAAATCTTTCAGATGAAACTATTAAAAGAATGTTTAGTTTTTTTTCTAGACATGAAGTTGATAAAAAAGCCGAAGGTTTTAGTCCTGGTGAAAAAGGTTATCCTTCTAATGGAAGAATAGCTTGGGCATTATGGGGCGGAGACGCAGGATATAGTTGGTCAAGAAAATTGGTAAATAAAATGAAAAATGAAGAAGATAGAGCGGCGCCTAACGCATTAAGTGTAGGAGATTTTGTAAGCTGGGATAATCCGGGTGGAAGAGCTAAAGGTAAAATTACAAAAGTAGCAAGAGATGGAAAAATTAATGTACCAGGTACAGATTTCTCTATTACAGGTACTCCAGATGATCCTGCTGCATTAATAAGAGTTTATAGAAGTGGTGAACCTACTGATACACAAGTTGGTCATAAGTTTAGTACTCTAAACAAAATTAGCCCAATAAGGGGTTTAAACGATTTCAATTCAAATGAATTGGAAGTACATCCAGTAGAAAATACTGAGGAGAAAACTATGTTAAAAGAAGATAGACATATCCTTAGCGTTTCTGAAACCGATAGCTCTGTAGTTATTGAGTTTGAAAAACATGAGGATGTAAATCAAGAAGATGATGAAGAAAGATTAATTGATACTGAAATAGAGTATCGAACTTATGATTTTAGAAAAGGTCTAATTGATGAGGAAGAAAGAAGGGTTCGTATAGGAGTGTCCTCCGAAGAGCCAGTTGAGAGAAATTTCGGGATGGAAATTTTGTCTCACAATGCTGAAGATATAGATATGGAATTTATGTCTTCAGGTAGAGCACCATTATTGCTTGATCATGATATGACTAAGCAGATTGGTGTTGTTGAAGAATATAAACTTGATGAGACAGCAAAAAGGACAGTTGCTGTAGTTAGATTTGGTAGATCTGACCTAGCTCGTGAAGTTTTTCAGGATGTAGCCGACGGAATCAAACAAAATATTTCTGTTGGTTATAGAGTAAATAAACTGAACAAAGACAAAGACAAAGATGGCTATTATAGAGCTAGTTGGACTCCAATGGAAGCAAGCATAGTATCTATACCAGCTGATCAATCTAAAGTTGTTGGAGTTGGACGTTCAAAATCATTTAAGGAAATAAAAATGAGCGAAGTAAAAAACGAAGTTAATCAAGAGATTAACGTTGAAGAAGTTAGAGCTCAATCTGTTGCAGAAGCAAAAGCAGAATTTAAAAGAAACTCAAAAGAGATTTTAGATTTAGCTGCAAGACACAACAGAAGAGATCTAGCAGATAAAGCTATTTCCGAAGGTAATTCTGTTGAAGAATTTAGAGGCATTTTGTTGGAAAATATTTCTAACGATCAGCCTTTAGAGACTCCTGAAATTGGAATGACTCCTAAGGAAGTAAAAAGATTTAGTTTGGTAAAAGCTATTAATGCATTAGCTAATCCAACTGATCGTAGAGCGCAAGAAGAAGCCGCATTCGAATTCGAATGTTCAGCTGAGGCTGCTAAAAGATATGGCACAACATCACAAGGTGTTATGCTTCCACCAGAAGTTCTAGGAAACTGGAAACGTGATATTAACACTTCAGATGATTCAGCTTTAATCGCTGAAGACTTCAGAGGTCAAGATTTCATTGACGTTCTTAGAAATGAATCATCAGTCATGAGAGCTGGCGCGACTATGCTACAAGGACTTAAAGGCGATGTTGTCATACCTAAGAAAACTGGTACTTCAAGCCCAGGATGGATTGCAACTGAAGGCGGAGATTCTGCTGAAAGTGAATTCACAGTAGGTCAAGTTACTATGAGCCCTAAAACTGTTGGTGCTCATACAGAAGCTTCAAGACTTATGCTTATGCAATCATCATTAGATGTTGAAAATCTAATTAGAGATGATTTAACAAGATCAATAGCAACATCTATTGACCTTGGTGCATTAGCTGGTTCAGGATCTTCAGGCCAACCAACTGGTATTGCCAACACATCTGGTATTAACACAACAACTTTTGCTGCAGCTGTCCCAACATGGGCTGAGCTTGTAGCTATGGAATCTGCAGTAGCAAATGATAATGCGCTACTTGGTTCTTTAAGTTATATTATGAGACCAGCTGATTATGGCAACTTAAAAACTGTTGAAAAAGCTACTAACACAGCTCAATTTATTGTTGAGCCAGGTGGTAATGTCAACGGATATAATGTTGTTAAATCAAATCAAGTTACTGCCGGTGATTACTACTTCGGTAACTTTGCAGACCTATTAATAGGTATGTATGGTGGTTTGGACATCTTAGTTGATCCTTACTCAAACTCAAAATCAGGAACAATTAGAATTGTTGCTTTACAAACTGTTGATTGTGCGGTTCGCCACGCGGTTAGCTTCTGTAAATCATCAGACTAAGTAACTGATGCTAAGTTGGAATGGGGGCAGTAATGCCCCCATACTTAAAAAAATGAAATATTTAATATTAGTAGATACCGTAGCAAACGGTAAAAAAGTGCATGCTGGTGATATTGTTGAATTAAATCAACAAGAAGGTAATATTTTAATTAGCTACAATAAGGCTAGTGTACACATTGAAAAAAAATCTGAAAAAAAAGATAGAAGCGTAGGGTTAGAAAAATCCGAAGCTCCAAAGGTTAGCAAAAGAACCGCTAAAAAATAATGGCGTTAGAGTCCCAGGCAGATTTTAATGCATATGTTTCTACCTCGGGGCACGGAGTTACGGGTACTTTTTTTGAAGTACAACAGTCTTTATGGGATGATAGATTAGGTCTTATAGATACCTGGTATGATATTGATTCAGGTAATGCTGAAAATATAAAATTTATATTAGATCAAGCATATTTTGGTATACCTGGTGGGTCTGTTGATATTAACGCATATCAACCTGTAGCATATATCAAATCTACAGATGCTCCTTATATTTCACACGCAGATAGATTAATAGTTAATCCAATAACAACAAAACTTGGAAAAGTTATCGCTCCAGAAACAAGTTATAAAATTATAAATGTTCAAAAAGATAATGTAGGTTTTGTTACTTTATTATTAGAAGAAGAATGAGTGATTGGAATATAGAATTTGACGAAGATTTTGCTGGTTATTTTGATAGTGATTTTGGCCATGCAATCACAGCAACATATACACCCTCTGGTGGAACATCAAAAACAATTAAAGTCATAAGAGATGAAGAATATAATGATATTATTGACGGAGAAGTCAGTATAGAATCATATACACCTATTGCTTTGGTTTATTTTGATGATGTACAAAATGTTGCAACAGAAGATGATTTAGTTGTTAATGCTTATAAAGATCTAGATGGAAATGTATTAAAGGCTCAAACAAGTTATAAAATAGTAAATATAGAAAATGATAGAACAGGAATCATAAAACTTATATTAGAAGAACAATAATGGCAAATCATATTAGACAACAGATACGCGAAAAAGTTGGTACAACGCTTACTGGTTTAACTACCACATCTTCTAATGTATTTCAATCTAGGGTTTATCCTTTAGAAAATGCTAACTTGCCAGCAATTATAATTTACACAAAATCAGAAGATTCTGAGCCTGTTGTAATTGGTACAAACAGACTTATGAATAGAGAATTAACATTGGCCGTTGAGGCATATGTAAAGAGTGTATCTAATAGTGATGATACTATAGATACTATAACCAAGGAAGTAGAATCTGCTTTAGCTGCTGATACAACGTTAGATGGTTTAGCTAAAGATACGTATTTAGAATCTACTGAAGTAACTTACACAGGAGAAGGTGAAAAACCAATTGCTGTATGTACAATGAATTTTATAATTGAATATTGTACCGCTCAATCAAATCCTGATGTAGCAGCATAGGAGATAATTATGAAAATGATTAGTCCAGATGGAAAAGTTTCTATAGACGCTCATCCTTCAAAGGTTGGGTCTTTATTGAATAAGGGTTGGAAAGAAGAAGCAGCCCAAGTAATTAAATCTTCTTCTAAAAAGTCGAAAGACGAGGTAATTGAAAATGGCGACTCATAAAGGAAGCGAAGGCACCGTTAAAGTCGGTTCTAATGCTATAGCTGAAATTAGATCATATTCAATAGAAGAAAGTGCTGACACAATTGAAGATACAAGTATGGGCGATAGCGCACGTACTTATAAGCCTTCTTTGACTCAGTTTTCAGGATCTATTGATGTATTTTGGGATGAAACAGATACAAGTGGTCAAGGAGCTTTAGATGTTGGTTCTGAAGTAACATTAAACTTTTATCCAGAAGGCGATACATCTGGCGATACTTATTATTCAGGTAGCGCTATAGTAACAGGTGTAACAAGGACTGGTTCGTTTGATGGTTTAGTAGAAGCATCTATTTCTGTTCAAGGGAACGGAGCATTAACTGAATCTACTGTTTAATGAAACCAATAGACAGAGCTAAAAATCATTTTGAGTCAAAAGACATAAAAGTGATTGAAGTGCCCGAATGGGCAGATGACGACGGTCAACCGTTAAAAATATTTGCTAAACCATTAACATTAGCAGAAACATCTAAACTTTATAAAATGAGTAAAGAAGATGATTTAACTATGATGGCTTATGTGTTAATTTATAAGGCATTAGATGAAAATGGTGACAAAATGTTTGAATTAAGTGACAAAATGTCACTTTTGCATAACGTTGATCGAGAAGTCTTAGTAAGGATAGCAACCGATATAATGGATTCTCCTTCTGTGGAGGATCAAAGAAAAAACTCCTAGAGGATAGTGAGCTCTTTGCTCAATATGCTTTAGCTGATCGACTTGGTAAAACCTTATCGGAATTACAAGAGATCACTATCCGCGAGTTTAATGGTTGGATGGCTTATTTAGAAGTTTTACAAGAGAAACATAATGGCAAAAAATAAATTAGATATAGTATTTCAAGGTATTGATAATACTAAAAAAGCCTTTAACTCTATAAGTAAAGGTCTTACAAAAGTAACAACAAAATCAACAGCGGCGGCTAAAAATGTTGGACGTATTGGTTTTGCTGCTACTGCTGCAGGGGCAGCAATAGGAGCTTTTGTTAAAGTCAATACTGATGCGGTAGATAGACTTGGTAAAACAGCTGATAAGTTAGGGATTAATGTAGAGTTATTACAACAAATGCGGTTTGCTGCTGAGCAAACTGGTATAGCTCAGAATACATTAGATATGGCTCTCCAAAGATTTATCAGGAGAGTTGGTGAAGCACAGAATGGAACTGGTGAAGCAAAAGCTGCTTTAGAAGAACTAGGTATACAGCTTAAAAATACAGATGGTTCATTTAGAAGTACTAAAGATGTTTTATTTGATGTTGCAGATGGAATACAAAATACGGAAGATGCATCAACAAGATTAAGACTAGCTTTTAAATTCTTTGATTCAGAAGGTGCTGCTTTAGTTAATACTTTAAAAGGTGGTTCAGAAGGTTTAGAAGGATTTTTTACAGAAGCAGAAGCGGCTGGTTTATTATTAGACAGTCAAACTGTTGATGCTTTTGAAAATTTTAAAGACACATCAAATGTTTTATTTAAACAAATAAGCACATTAACAAAATATATTGTTGCTGCTTTTTTACCAGTTTTACAAGGTCTTGTTGAAAGATTTTCTGCTTTATTAATATCTACATCAAAAGCTGTAGGTGGTTTTAAGGAACTAGGAAGAACTATTGCAGTAAACATGGTTAACGCATTTGAAAAAGTTGTTGTAGCAATGGCAACATTTAGCAACGCAACTTTAAATCTATTTAATGCTTTTGGTATTTTAGATGGTGCAATAGTAGATATTGATGCTCTTAAAGCAAAATTTGATGGAATTAGAGAGAGTGTAAGTACTATACCTGAACCATTAAAAGAAGTCAACGAAGAGATGAAAAAAACAGGAGAAAATGCAAAAAAACTTTCTCAACCAGTACAAGCTTTTGTAACTGAATTACAAGATACAGAAAAATCTTTGCAAAAGTTAACAGTAAGCTCTATGAAAAAGTTTGAAGATTCTATTGTAGATTCTTTAAAAGCAGGTAAACTAGAATTTAAACAATTTGCAGATTATGTTATAGAGCAGCTTTTAAGAATAGCTATTAAAAAAATGATAATTGCACCTATAACAGGAAGATTTGAAGGATTTTTAGAAGGATTAGGTTTTGAAGGTGGAGGATATACCGGTTCAGGAGCTAGAGCTGGTGGTGTAGATGGTAAGGGTGGATTCCCAGCTATACTACATCCAAATGAAACTGTTATAGATCACACAAAAGGTCAAGGCATGGGTGGCGCTACAGTCAACTTTAATATATCAACAGTTGATGCTGCTGGATTTGATCAGTTACTAGCATCAAGAAAAGGATTGATCACATCAATTATAAACAATGCCATGAACAATCAAGGCAAGATGGGGGTTGTATAAATGTCTGGTCAATTTCCAACAGACCCCAACTTTAGAACTTTAAATTTTAAAGATAATAGACCAACGCTTTTAAACCAGACTTTATCTGGTAAAAAACAAGTAAGACAAATAGGCTCACAATATTTTTCTTTTACAGTGGCAATGCCACCTTTACAGCAAGAAAAAGCACAAGAGATATTTGCATTTTTACAAAAGCAAAAAGGTTCTTTTGAGGACTTTACTATACAAGCACCATTAGACAATTTAGGTGCAAGCAAATCAGAAACAGATATAGTTGTTAATGGAGCTCATACTTCTGGTGATAACACTATAGCGATTGATGGCTTTTCACAAACAACTGGAGCATTAAAGGCTGGAGATTATATTAAGTTTGCCAATCATTCAAAGGTGTACATGGTGTCTGAAGATGCTAATGCATCAGGTGGAGCAGCAACAGTAACCATATCTCCAAATTTAGTAGCATCTCTTGCAGATAATGAAGCTGTTACTGTAAATAAACCTAGCTTTACTGTATATCTTGAAAACAATGAAATCATGTATTCAACTGATGCTAGTGGTTTTTACAGTATTTCATTTGATGTTAGAGAGGTTATTACCTAATGCCTAGAAGTCTATCTGCTGCTTTACAAACACAAGTATCATCCACAGCTACTAAAACAGCTTTTCTAGTTGAGTTAAATCTATCATCAATCATTAGGCTTACTGATTGGTATTCTGATGTAACTTACGATTCTAATAATTATGAGGCTGGTGGCTCTTTTCTTACAGTTGATTCAACAACCGAAACAGGTCAATTACAAGTTAATGAAATTAACTTAGGATTTTCTAATATTACAGATCAAGTAAGGTCATTGGTTCAAGATGGTGAGTTTACAGATAAAATAGTTGATGTTTATTTAGCTTACTTTAATTCAGATGAAACCATAATTGGTGCTATTAATTTTTTCACAGGTCAAATAAGAAATGTATCTATAAGTGAATCTCTAGATCAGTCAATTTTAAATATGACTGTGGCAAGTCATTGGGCAAATTGGAATCTAACTAAAGGCAGACACTTCTCAGACGAATCACAGCAGTCATTTAGCGCTGGTGATAGGGGTATGGAATTTGCTGGTCAGGTTAAAAAAGATGTCAGGTGGGGGTCTTAAGTGGTCTGGGATAAAGTAGTCAAATTTTTTACTGATGTTTATGCTGCTTACGAAGCAAGCAAAACTCTTCAAGCTATTGCTACAGTATTTACATATGTATCTATGGCAGTTGGAGTTAAAGGATTCCTTCAAGCAAGACAGATGCTCAACAAGGGGCAAGATATACTGGCGAATAAAACCTCTATGGGTGGAAAAATACCAGTCATCTACGGAACAAGAAGGGTGGGAGCGCAAATTATTTACATGGATGTTAATGACAACGATTCTAGAGATATGTATGTTGTTTATGCTTTGTCAGTTGGCGAGTGCGATGAGATTTTGGGCAGAACAATTGAGCTTGATGGCAACCCATTAACTGATTCTCAAAGATTTAGAGATGGTGGTTATATTGGATCAGATAAAATATCTTCTGGCTCAGGATCATTAAATACAGTCTCTCAAAATGGAACAGATAGTCTAAATCTTGCTGGTGGTACTTTTGGAACTGATCCTACTGCTAAATATAGATATGTTATGAATCTACATCATGGGGCTGCATCACAAACAGCAGACCCCATGCTTGTTGCATCTATGCCCAACTGGACTTCATCACATAGACTAGATGGAATTTGCTACATAGCTGCTCACTATGGTTATGATAAAGAAGGAATGTGGAAAGGAGTGCCACAGTTAACAGTACAAGTTAGAGGAAAAAAAGTTTTTGATCCAAGAGACACAAATCAAACATTTGGAACTGTATCTACCTATGAGCACTCAGATAATCCAGCCTTATGTTTTCTTGATTTTATAACCAATGATGAGTATGGAAAAGGTTTAACTCAATCACAAATTAATATGTCTACTTTTAGCTCTGCTGCTAATGTTTGTGATACTTTGGTTGATCAGCCCTATTTTAATGGCTCTGCACAAAGCGTTACATGGGAAGGAACATCTGGAGATGATTTTATTAATATCACTGGAACTGGTGCTAATTCTATTTGGTGGCAGAATAAAATCGGTGAGTTAATAGATTTAGAGGATGGCTCTGGTAATCTTGTTTTAGATGGTGAAGAAATAAAAGATATACAAAGAACACAATTTTATGATGCCAATGAAGCATACTCTGTTTATTTTAATAATACTCTTGGCTCTACTTACTCTTCTCAAAGTGGCACATCTTTACTAAAGGTCAAAAGATTTCATTGCAATGGTTACTTAGATGCTAATAAGAATGTTATGGATAATGCTAAAGAGTTGCTTGCTAATATGCGAGGTATCTTTCTTTACATAGATGGTAAGTATGAGCTCTCAATAGAAGATACAGGTTCATCTAGTTTTAGTATTACCGATGATCACATTATTTCTGATTCTGGTATATCAGTTGATTATGGCAATAAAGACAAGAAGGCAAATAAAGTTATTGTTGAATTTTTTAACGCCAACAAGAAGTATGAACTAGACACAGCCACAGTTTTACATGATGCATCGCCTAACTACACTTCTGATGATGGTGGCGAGGTCTTAGAGGTTAAGGCAGAGTTCCCTTATGTTTCTGATCCTTACATTGCCTATAACATGGCAAAGGCTATTTTAACCAGAAGTAGGAATCAGACCACAATGCAGTTCTTGGGCACTCCTGAGATGTATAAACTGAACGTGGGAGACATCGTTGATCTTACCTATGCAGGACTAGGTTTTAATGGAAAGGTATGCAGGGTGGAAGCCTTAGAGCTTCAGTCAAATGGTTTAGTTGCAGTTAGCCTAATAGAATACTTTGATGTTTATACATGGGAAGTGCCACCACAAGAGCCAGTAGAAGAGCTATCTAATTTGCCCTCAGCTTTTGCTGTAAAAGCACCAACAGGATTATCTTTTACAGATAGCAGTTCTAGCTCAACAGATAGACCTTTTTTATCTTGGAATGAACCAACAGACTTTCCAGATCATCAATATAGAGTCAATGTAGTAGACAGCTCAAGCAACGAGCTTACAAATAAAATTGTTGATACTGAGTTCTGTGATCTTAACTTTTTACCTGTTGGCTCTAATTATGTTGCTAGTGTTAGCTCAATCAACACCCTAAATGTTGAGTCAGACCCAGCCACATTAACCTTTAGCGTTGCCACAGCACCTGTAGACACTGCTGATGTTAAAGATGATGCCATTACTTTATCTAAAGCAGCATCAGATTTAGTTGCTGCTATTGATGCAGGTGGAGCTGGTTCAACACAATTAATAAAAGCAACATCAGCACCATCAACAAGGGATGATGGCAATTCATTGCAAACCCAAGATTTGTGGGCAGATACCGATGACAACAATCAGATTTATGTAAGAAATGCATCTAACAATGGCTGGGTAAAAGCTAGAGACTCTTCTTTAGTTAGTTTGTATAACTCACTAAGCTCAACTGTTTCTACAAATAGTTCTAACATTTCAACAGCTCAAGGAGATATAGTTACTCTAACAACTGATACCTCAGCCAATGCAAGTGCTATTACAAGTCTTACATCAACAGTTAATAGCAACACATCAGCAATAAGCACTGAGCAAACAACCAGAGCAAATGCAGATAGTGCTTTGGCTGCTGATATAACATCTTTGACCTCTACAGTAGGTGGTAACACATCTTCTATTACAACAAACGCTACAGCCATATCAACATTAGATGGTAATGCTTCTGCTGGCTATGTGTTAAAACTTAATGCAAATGGCAAAGTAGCTCAGATGGTTTTGGGCAGTAATGCATCTTCTGGCTCAGGAGCAACAAGTATTGTTTCTTTTTTAGCTGATACATTTAAAATTGACAATGATGCAGGATCAAGTGTATCTCCTTTTATTGTAAGTGGTGGCTCAGTCTTTATTGATAATGCAAGAATCACTAATTTATCTGGAACTAAAATTGATGTTGATACTTTAAATGTAAAACAGTTTGCAAATACTAGTTCAAAAATTATCAGCCATCTAACAGCAGGAACAAAATTTGATCTTGGTCGAGATGGTCAAGCTTATGTACAAAGAACAGGAACTTACACAGGAAGCAATGCTTCTTTTGTACCAGTAACAATTACCGATGTTAGAAATAATGCAGGATATGTGGCAATCTTCTCAGGGGTTTTGGGTGATGTTAGTGGTGGCAGAGTGCAATACTCTTTAAATAATTCCACATGGGTCAATGCAAATGGAAATACCAATATTTATTGGAACGCTGGAACTTACAGGGGTTATACCTATGTTTACACAGGTCAAATAACAACCTTGAGCACATCACAATCTACTGTTTATTGGCGAGTATATTTCTCAGGTGGCTACAATCATACTCAATTATCTTTAAACGTAATGATGGATAACACACGATAATGAATACTTTTACTGTTTATGGTTTAGCAACTGGCGAGATAGATCACTCAACAACAACTGTTGCAGAGATTAATGAAGTTGGTTTGCAAGAAGGTCAAGGAATTATAGAAGGCTCTTATCAAGCAAATGAATACATTGTTGTTAATGGTGAAGCAGTTGCAAGAACAGACAACATATTAGAAATACTGAGATTAAAAAGAGATGCTTTATTAACTGAATCTGATTGGACTCAAGTTAACGACAGCCCTTTGTCAGATACAAAAAAAGAAGAATGGTCTACATATAGACAAGAATTAAGAGACTTACCATCTTCTTATCAATCAACTACAAATTTTGATGATGTAGTGTTTCCAACTCAACCAGATTAAATATACAATAGGACAGAGGTAAATTAATGGCACAACACGATTACAACCTAGCCAATCAAAGTGGAGCTGACTTCAGAGCTGATTTAAACAATGCTCTTGCAGCTATAGCCACAGTTAATTCAGGGGCTACCGAGCCTTCAACTACTTTTGCCCATCAGTTGTGGGTAGATACAGCAAACAACGTATTAAAAATAAGAAATGCTGCTAATAATGACTGGATTACTTTTGGCGTAAGCATTAGCTCATCCAATGTGCTTACAGGTAATTTAACAGGCGATGTAACAGGTAATGTAACTGGCAATGTTACAGGTAATGTTACTGGAGACCTAACAGGTAATGCTGACACAGCAACTACATTAGAAACAGCAAGAACCATATCTCTATCAGGAGATGTTGTTGGTTCAGTTTCTTTTGATGGTAGTGCTAATGTAGATATATCTACAGTTGTTCAAATTAACTCTATTACTCTTGGAACTGACACCACTGGCGATTATGTTGAGAGCATATCTGGTGGCACTGGCGTAACAATTACAGGTGGAACAGGCGAAAGCTCAACACCAGTTGTTGCTATTGGTCAGGCTGTTGCTGTAACAAGTGATGTTACTTTTAACACCATTACAGCAAGTAATGAGTTTATAGGTGATTTAGAGGGTGGTATTAGGTTTAACGCTAAAGCTGATGGTGCTTTATCTGCTGGAGATGTGGTTTATATATCTGGAGTTTCTGGAGATGTGCCAACAGTAGCTCAAGCAAAAGCTGATGATGCATCTAAGATGCCTGCTTTTGGATTGGCTTTATCTAATGCAAATGATAATGCTGCTTTGCAGGTTGTAACTTTTGGAACAATAGAGAATTTAGATACTTCTGGAGTTTCAGAGGGTCAGATTCTATATGTATCTACAACAGCAGGAGCTTATACAACAACAGCACCAACAGGCGAAAGCTCACAAATACAAAACATAGGTAAGGTTATTAGAAGCCATGCTTCTGCTGGATCAATTAAAGTAGGTGGTGCTGGCAGATCAAATGCAACACCTAACCTAGACAATGGCAAAATATTTATAGGCAATGGCTCTAACCAATCAACAACATCAACATTAGATACTTCTATTGTTCCAGAGAACACTAACCTCTACTGGACTACAGCTAGGGGCGAATCTATGTTTGATACTAGATTGGCTACCAAAGACACTGGAGATTTAGCAGAGGGCTCTAATCTTTATTACACCACTGCAAGAGTTAATTCAGATTTTGATACTAGACTTGCAACAAAAGACACTGGTGATTTGGCAGAAGGCTCAAATCTTTACTATACAACTGCAAGGGTTAATTCTGATTTTGACACTAGATTAGCCACAAAAGACACAGATGATTTAACCGAAGGTACTACTAATTTATATTACACATCAGGTAGAGCAAATACAGATTTTGATACTAGACTTGCAACCAAGTCTACAACTAATTTAGCAGAAGGAACTAATCTTTATTACACAGATGCTAGATTTGATACAAGACTTGCTACTAAAGATACTGATGATTTAACAGAAGGCTCTAACCTTTACTATACACAAGCTAGATTTGATTCTGCTTTTGGCAATAAGACAACCAACGATTTAACTGAAAACACTAATTTATATTACACAGATGCAAGGGCTAACTCTGCTATTGATTCGAGAGTTACAAAAACATTTGTAGATAATTTAGGAGTTATAGCTGGTAGCGTACAAGCTGACAGCGTTGCTTTAGGCACAGATACTACAGGCAATTATATTCAAACAATTACAGGAACTGCTAACAAGATTACAGTTACAGGCTCAGGCAGTGAATCTGCTGATGTGACTTTAACTTTGCCAGATGATGTGCAAATAGCAGATAGCTTAACAGTGGCAGGAAATTTAACTGTTAATGGAACGCTAACCTCATTAGATACTACAAATTTAGATATAGAAGATAATCTGTTCCAGCTTAATGCAGGACTAACAGGCAGCCCAGTAAATGATTCTGGTATGTTGATTAACAGGGGTAATCAAGATAATGGCATCTTTATGTGGGATGAGTCAGCAGACAAATTTACACTAGGTCTTACTACAGCCGATGGCAGTGCAACAGGAAATATTACACTTAACTCACTTGGTACTTTAGTTGCTAATATTGAAGGTAATGTTACGGGCAATGTAACTGGTACAGTTTCAAGCCTATCTAATCATGATACTGCTGATTTAACTGAAGGAGCTAATCTTTATTACACAGATGCAAGAGCAGATGCTAGAGTTAATCTACAAACTGGGGCAAATTTAGATTTAAGCTCTAAATCCACATCTGACTTATCAGAAGGCACTAATGAATATTTCACTACAGCCAGAGCAAGAAGTTCTATCTCTGCATCTGGTGATATTGCTTATAACAGCTCAACAGGTGTTATTAGCTTTACAGCATCAGCAGCACCAGTAACCAGCGTTAATACACAAACTGGAGCTGTGGTTTTAGATACTGATGATATTGCAGAAGGTTTAAGCAATTTATATTACACAAGTGCAAGATTTGACTCTGCTTTTTCTGGTAAATCTACAACTAATTTATCAGAGGGAACTAACCTCTATTACACAGATGCAAGAGCAGATGCCAGAGTTAATTTGCAAACTGGTTCTAATTTAGACCTAAGCTCTAAATCAACCAGCGATTTAACTGAAGGCACTAATCTTTATTACACTGATGCTAGATTCGATACTAGACTAGCAACCAAAGACACAGATGATGTCTCAGAAGGTTCAAGCAATCTTTATTACACAGATGCTAGAAGCAGAGCTGCTGTTAGCGTATCAGGAGATTTAGCTTACAATTCTGGAACTGGTGTATTTTCCTTTACCGAGAGAACTGATGCAGAAGTACAAGCATTAATAACTGCTGGCACTGGTGTTACAGTTAGCAGTGGTCAGGTTTCTATTGGTCAATCAGTAGCCACATCAGCAAGCCCTACATTTGCCAACATGACATTAAATGGCACAGGATCAATTAAAGTTCCAAGTGGCACTACAGCACAAAGAGATGGCTCACCTGCAAATGGAATGTTCAGATACAACTCTGAAGATGCACAATTTGAAGGTTATGCTGATGGTGCTTGGGGTGCTATTGCAGGTTCAGGTGGTGGTGCTTCAGCAATGGAGACCAGCAACTTTACAGGCGATGGTTCTACAACTGCATTTACATTAAGCTCAAGCGTTTCCGATGAAGATAATTTATTAGCTTTTATAGAAGGTGTTTACCAAAACAAAGCTGATTATGTTGCTTCAGGAACTACCATAACTTTTGATACAGCTCCTGCTAATGGCAGAAACATTGTTGTACATCATGTTAAATCTAATATTAGTGGCAGTAACGTCATACTTAATTCATTTACAGGCGATGGTTCAGATACTGCCTTTACACTATCAACAGCACCACAATCAGAGAATAACACTCAGGTGCACTTAAATGGTGTTTATCAAAACAAATCAACTTATACAGTTTCTGGAACAACTTTAACTTTTGATGCAGCCCCTGCTAATGGTGTTGCTATTGAAGTTATTATGTTTACTCAAACACAAATAAATGAGGTTGGTGATGGAACAGTTACAACCGCCAAATTGGCAGACGATGCAGTTACCTCAGCTAAGATTGCAGACAATCCTGCTTTTAGTGGCAATGAATCTATAACAGTTCCTTCAGGAACTACAGCACAGAGACCATCTTCAGCAGCAAATGGCATGGTTCGTTACAATACAACAGATAACAAGCTAGAGTCTTATGTAAATGGTGGTTGGATTGATTTAGGGACTCGGTTTGTAGCTGCTGGCGGAACAGAAGTAAGCTCTGGAGGATATAAATATCATACTTTTACAACTTCAGGTACTTTTTCTGTTTCCGCAGGAGAAACAACTGTTGAATATTTAATTGTTGCTGGTGGAGGTGGAGGGGGCTCTCGTCATGGTGGCGGTGGTGGAGCTGGTGGCTATCAAACTGGATCAGCTATTGCAACTGCTGGAAGTTACACAGTTACAGTTGGAGCTGGTGGAGCTGGTGGCGTTAAAGATACAACAGCTTCAGGCGATGGTGGTGATTCTTCTGTGTTTAGCGTTACTTCAGCAGGCGGTGGAGGTGGTGGTGCTTTTAGCATAAGACAAGCAGCAAACTCAGGTGGCTCAGGTGGTGGGGCTGCAAATATAGGAGGAGGAACAACATCAGGTGCTTCAGGTACAACAGGTCAGGGCAATGATGGTGGTGATGTAACAAGTGGGGGTGCAGATTGGGCAGGTGCTGGTGGCGGTGGAGCTACAGCAGCAGGCGGAGGTTCTACAGGGGGAACAGGAGTATCAGGTGGTGATGGTGGAACAGGATCAAATTCTGTAGCTACTTGGGCAACCGCAACATCAACAGGAGATAGTGGATATTACGCTGGCGGTGGTGGCGGTGGTGGATCACACACCAATGGGAGTGGTGGTTCAGGCGGTTCAGGTGGTGGCAGTGATGGAACTGCTTTATTAGATGGAGATGCATCAAATGCTACTGTTAATACTGGCGGTGGTGGTGGTGGCTCTCGTGATGATGATGGTGGTAATGGTGGTTCAGGAATAGTAATTTTGAGGTATGCGGAGTAATCATGGCACATTTTGCAAAAGTTTTAGATGGTAAAGTTATAGATATAATTGTGGCTGAGAGAGAGTTTTTTGATACTTTTGTTGATAATTCAGCAGGCACATGGATTCAAACTAGCTATAACACACACAAAGGGGAACACAGATTAGGTGGCACACCTTTAAGAAAAAACTATGCAGCTATAGGATATGTATATGATAAATCTAGGGATGCCTTTTATGCACCTAAGCCTTTTGAGTCTTGGATATTAAATGAAGATACTTGCCTATGGGAAGCACCAGTAGCATATCCTGATGATGGGAATATGTATAATTGGAATGAAACAGACCAACAATGGGATGAAATTAATTAGAGGAATAAAAAAATGGCAAACACAAAAGTAACACAAGAACTCATAGCAGATGATGCTATAGGTAGCGATCAGCTTGCTAGCAGCGTATCAGTTGCTGGTTCAGCTAGGATTGCACAGGTAGCAATCACCTCGAGCTCTAATGCAGTAGCTTGGGATTCTGTGAGTGCTGCAAATGCATATCACGTTACCACAGAAAATACGACTTTCTCAGCACCAAGTAATGCTGTAGAAGGTGCAATCATTTCTGTCGAGATAGCACAAGGTGCTACACCTTACACAATAGCTTGGAACACAGTCTTTGAATTTGCAGCTTCAACAGCACCCACTGTAACTGCTACAGCTAACAAGACTGATATCTTTAGTTTTAGATACAATGGATCAGTCTGGCAGGAAATTGGCAGAGTTCAAAACATGGCACAAACCTAATATGGAAACGCTACAGCGTACAGCAAACAGAGGAAGCATATCGACTGGGTATGATATTGATAATTCTTTAAAGTTTGAAGCTGATAATTCACAGTATATTGATGATAGACATTATACTGCTGGAAATAGACAAAAACTCACAATAAGTTTTTGGTTTAAAAGAACTGAGTTAGGTCAAGCGCAAATGCCTTTTGAACAATCATCACTACAAGCAAGAATATATTTAAGACCCACTGATGATTTATACATAACAGCTTTTGAGAGTGGTGGTTGGACAATAATAACTAATCGTTTATTTAGAGATTCTTCGGCTTGGTATCATTGTGTTTTTCAATTAGATACAACTCAATCTACAGCAGCAGACAGGATGAAGCTTTGGATAAATGGTCAACAAGAAACATCTTTTTCTTCTGCATCTTATCCAACACAAAACGCTGATACTTACTTTAATACAAATCAATCTGCTAAAGTTGGGGGTGGTGGTGCAGGTTTGTATTTTTCAGGATATATGTCTGAGTTCTTTTTTATAGATGACCAAGCATTACAGGCTTCAGACTTTGGTGAGTACGATTCTGATAGTGGTATTTGGATTCCAAAAGAATATGATGGAACATTTGGTGGGCAAAGCTATTACTTAGAGTTTAAAAATGCTTCAAATTTAGCTGACAGGTCAGATGGACTAAGTAATGGTGTTAATCTTTCTGTTCAAAACATCACATCAGCCGACCAATCGACTGACACGCCTACCAACAGCTTTTGTACATTCAACCCAACCTTTAGTTGGATTTATAATGGCAATGATGCAGCTTCAACAATTCTAAATGGTGCAACCACCGCCGATAATGTAAGTGGCACTACTTGGAAAGGTGCAGTTGGCACTATGGCTGTTAATAAAGGTAAGTGGTATTGGGAATGGGAAAATAATGGTGGTGCTTTTGGTCATCGTACACATGGAATTTTAACAACAGAATTTAGTGTTAGGTCAACCTATCAATCTGATGATTACTCAAATCAACTATATTTTAGAGATGGATCAAATCCTAGAATTATTAATTTAGTAGATGCATCTGTAACTACACTTCATAATATGACAGCTTATACTTCTAACAATGCTGATGTATTTGGAATAGCATTAAACATGGACGATGAAGAAGCAACCTTTTACCGAAATGGTACTGCTATAACAATAGCTGGAACAAGTACTACAACCATTGATATTTCTTCTGTAGACGGAGTTACAAAATATGTTTATCCACTTTATAGTTGCTATGGTTCTACAGAAGCACATTACAACTTTGGCGGTTATACAGAAATGTCAATCTCAAGTGCAGCTTCTGATTCCAATAATTTTGGAACTTTTGAATACGCACCCCCATCAGGCTACTACGCCTTATGCACTAAAAACTTAGCGGAGTACGGATAAAATGGCTTATACAAATATAGACGATCCAAGTGCAAATTTTCAGACTGCTTTATATACTGGTAATAATACTGCAAACCATGCTATAACCAACGATGGTAATAGTGATTTACAACCTGATTTGCTTTGGATAAAATCAAGGGATGCAACTCATAGTCATTGGCTTGTAGATTCTAATAGAGGAGTTACTAAAGGCTTTTTTGTAGAAACATCTGATGCTGAAAGAACCTCACTTGCAACAAGAGATGTAGCATCATTTGACACTGATGGATTTACAGTTGGAGTTCCTTATCAGTCTAGCTCTACCAATTCAAACGCAAGTACAAAAGTAGCATGGCAGTGGAAAGCCAATGGTGGTACGACTAGCTCTAATACGGATGGCTCAGTAACTTCTACAGTTCAAGCAAATACAACAGCAGGATTTAGTATAGTTACTTATTCATCAGATAATACATCCTCAGAAACAATAGGGCATGGGCTAGGAGCTGAACCACAGGTTGTTTTGGTAAAAAGAAGGAATAGTGCTAATAGAGATTGGTCTATGTATCACAAAAGTTTGGGCAATACACAATATATACAATTAAATGAAAACTTTGCAGCAGTCACTAGCAGTGCTTGGTGGAACGATACATCTCCTACTTCTTCTGTTTTTAGTATTGGAACGGGAAATAATAGCAGGGTAAATTCAAGTTCTCAAATAGCTTACTGCTTTGCAGAAAAACAAGGCTACAGTAAGTTTGGCAAGTATGTCGGTAATGGAAGTACAAATGGTGCGTTTGTCTATACTGGATTTAAACCTGCTTTTGTGATGATTAAAAATGCAAGTGCAACTACAAATTGGTATATGTGGGATAACAAAAGGAATACATACAATGTTGTCAACAACGGATTAAATCCGAATACAAGCAATGCAACACAGGGAACATCTTATGACTCATTAGATTTTTTATCTAATGGCTTCAAAATACGAGACTATGCAGATGGAACATGGAACGGAAGCGGAAATACAATCATCTATATGGCATTTGCAGAAAATCCATTCACAACATCAACAGGTATACCAACAACAGCAAGATAATATATAATAGGAATTAATATGTGGGCATTAGTAGAAAACAATCAAGTAACTCAGGTTTATACCAGACCTAAAGCAATAACCATTGGGGATGTATCTTATCCACAAAATATATTTATGCTTTGGTCTAGCGATGAACTTGAAGCAATAGGCATTTATGAAGTGGTTGTAGATAACAGCAACTTTAAAAATCCATCTTATTACATTAACACCAATCAATCTTTTGACTTCGCTAACGATTTGGTAACTGCATCTTATGGTACAGCTACAGCTAAAAACTTAGACGATACAACTGATCCTGATACTGGTGATGTAACTCATGGTCTTAAATGGAATCACAATCAAGTGATTATTAATCAAGCCTATGGTTTATTACAGCCTAACGATTGGTATGTGGTCAGAGAACAGGAAGCTGGTACAGCCATTCCTGCTGATTGGACTACTTTTAGAACTGATGTCAGAAGCACAGCAGCAGATATGCAAAGCAAAATTGATGCTTGTACCACAGTTGATGAGTTAGCAGCCTTGTATGAATACAATGATGCTGAACCACCTGTCAGACCATTGGGCGAGTTTCCAACCCCACCAAGTGCATAATTATTTATTAGGAGAAAACTATGACTGAAGAGAGCAAAAAAGAAGAACCAATTATCATCACATTTGATGATGTGCCTTACAGGGCATCTGATCTAAATGAAGAGCAATTGCCTATTGCAGTTGAGCTAAATGAAATTGTGCCTGAATTACAAAGGCTTGAAAAAAGTCATGCAAAGCTTTCACGTTTCAAAAATTACTTGGTTCAAGACTTTAAACGTAGCTTAGAAGTGGAAACACCAGAAGATACACAACCAGAGGAATCTGAATAATGTTTGAATTACTTACTATTATCAATAGTTTAATGATTGTTGCTTTTGCGTATATACATAAAGAAGAAGTAAAATCATTTTATAAAAAATAATGTCTAATCCAAAGCCAACAGCAGCTACCGTACATACTGAACTCGTTAGACACGAGACAGAATGTGCAGAACGTTGGCGTACTAATTTTAAACAATTAGAAAAGCTTGACAATGATATTAATTTCATAAGAAATTGTATGTTAGGAGGTATTGCAACAATATCTCTTACTTTTCTAGCGTTTATTCTTACTCTTATAACAATCACATGAAAAAATTAAAATCTATACTCGGTTCATTAGCCCCTACACTTGGTGCAGCTATTGGAGGACCTTTAGGTGGTCAAGCAGGACAAATATTAAGTCAAGTTTTAGGTGTTCCTAATAATCAAAATTCTATAGAACAAGCCATGAATAATATTACTGCTGAACAAATGGTTGAGCTAAAAAAAGCAGAAACTGATTTTGAAGTACGCATGAGAGAACTGGATGTAGATGTTTTTAGATTAGAAACAGAAGATGTTCAAGATGCAAGAGAAAAATTTAGTAGTGACTGGACGCCTAAAGTATTAGGATTAATTTCTATGTTTGGTTTTATGGGATATATTTTTTTTATAACTGCTGTACCTATAGATGATGCATCTGATGACATTGTAATGCTTATTATTGGTTCATTAACAGGTATAGCAACCGCAGTCATATCTTTTTATTTTGGTTCTAGTAACAAAAAAGACCAAAAATAATGCATCAAGAAGATAAACATTTTGATAGAGATTTAATCCAAACAAGACTTATAGAGTTTGAGGGAATGGTGCTTCACTCTTACTTATGTCCAGCCGGCTTTACTACTATAGGAGTAGGACGTAACATTGATACTAATGGGGTGGGTATCACAGAAGAAGAAGCGCTATTCCTTCTTCGAAATGATATCCAAAGAGTTATTAATACTCTTGATAAAAAATGGGAGATATGGCGATCTTTTCCATTAGATGCGCAATACGTGTGTATTGATTTAGTATTTAATATGGGAATTAATACATTTATGAGTTTTCGTAAAACTAGAGCTTATATGGAGCTAGGTGAATGGGAATGTGCTGCAGAAGAATTACTAGATAGTAAGTATGCAGAACAAGTTGGTAGAAGAGCTTTGTTTAACTCTGACCAATTAACAAAATGCCAAAAAAATCACACGAACAAGAAAACACAGCAAAAAGATTAGGCCAACTAGGCGAATCTATTGTACAATCTTTTCTTTTAGAACACGCCTTATTCTGTTATAAAACCTGCGAAGGTCATCCTGCTGATCTCATTGTTGAATTTGGCAATAATTCATTGTACAAAGTACAGGTCAAAGCTAGGAATAGAAGTGAACAACAAAATAAATATACATTTGCCTGTGAGAGTCACAGGAGCAAAGCTGACTCACATAAAGAATACCATTATGATATTAATGCTTTTGTTTTTTTACCTAGCAAAAGAATCATTTTCAGAGCCAATTCGTCCAATCAGAACTATTACGTCTTCTATGACAAACACCTTACAGAGGGGATTGAACGTGAAAGTTTGGATGAAACATTACAAGCTTTAAGTAGTTATCCTAAAGTAGTACCTTTGTTAGGTGAGGCTGATAAGTAAGGAGGGTTACTTAATTCCAGGGAGAAGAATATAAGTGGGTATCAGCCTCATATCTATTTTACCTTTTATATACAATCATTTATATATCTAAAACTGTTTACTTCTATATAAAAACATGGTCTAATAAAACGGTATTAATCATATTTTTATTTTGAGGAGGAAAAAATTATGTATTACATTTACACTTATGTCCCACAAATGGGAAGACATGGCGAGCTTATGAAAACGGCTCGCTATCGTACACGTGCTGAAGCTGTAGCTAGAGTAGAAAGAGATTATGAACGTAACATGACATCTCATATTAGAGAATATCCAATAGGTGAAACTGCACCTAATAAGTTAGTGAGTTAGTTATGTCTGAGTATACTAAAATAGTAGCATTACAAGATCTAAAGCTTAAGATTGAAGAATGGGCAAAAGTTATAAAAAAACATTACGCTGAAACACGTTATGGTGATGGTTATTACGAGTGTACTTATAATGATGATTCAAGAGAAGTGCATTATAACGATGGATCTATTAAAAAAACAGAATCGCCACATACTTTTGAGGAATTAGTAAGGATGTATGAACAGGATCATGGTGAAAAATGGTAGGTAAAAAAACTCCATACGATATTTCTACTTGTAGCACACTTTGTGTTATTGCTGGTGTTTCTCATTGGCAAACACAAAATGAACTATTAGATCAAGCAATAAAAGCATCTGAAGGTGAACAGCCAGAACAATGGGAACAAACAATTACTCAAAGAATGGGTGATGTACTTGAGCCTGAACTTATAAGAGAAGCAGGTAGAATGCTAGGATTAAAGTCTGTTGAAGTAGATATAGAAGAACCAATCAAGCATGATGATTTACCTATTTGGGGCTCGTTAGATGGCCTTGGTTATGCTGAAAATTTAAGCTTCACACACAAATCACATAATTGGTTACTATTACCTGAACAAGAAGAGATCACGTTAGATGGATGGGGTGTTATAGAGTGTAAGTGTACTAGAGACTTTGGCAGAGATGATATAGAAGACGAGCGAGGTGTATTACAAGCAAAAGCTCTTATGGAATGTGGTAATTATAATTGGGCTGCTGTTATAGTTTTATGGCAAAGTACTGATTTTCGTATTTACTTATATGAGCGCAAACAAGAATTTAATAATAAACTTGCTAAGTGGGTCCTTGATTTTGATAGACGCATAAAAGAAAAAGATTATTATCCACCTGTTACAAGTGCAGATGCTAACATAGTTTATCCTGTCGGAGAAGATGGTGTTGCGGAGCTTAAAAAAGATTTATTAAAACATGTAGCTCGCATACAAAACAACAAAGAAGAAATCAAAAGATTAACATCTGAGATAGATGAATCAGAAACTTTAATTAAAGAAGAGATGAAAAGTAAAGAAAATGCTGTAATAGATAGTTTTAGTATAAAATGGCCAACAATTAAATATAAAGCTCAACCTGAGAAAATTGTACCTGCTAAAGATGCAAGAATATCAAGGGGCAAGTCATTAAGAATTAAGGAGAATAAATGACTAGTGAACAACTAAAAGCTGTCTGGATAAAAAAAGATGTGCATGACTTATTAAAAAAGCATGCTAATAAACATGGCCATAAAATGATATGGGTTATTGAAAAACTTATTAAGGACAATTGTGGTAAACAGCAGGACTAAAGGCGCTAATTTTGAACGTGATATTTGCAAGAAACTAACCGAGTTTTTTGAATCAATCAATCATCCATTAGAGTTTAAAAGAAATCTTGATCAGTATCAGAAAAAAGATCAAGCTGACATAGAATTTTCTAAGTTTGCAGTAGAGTGTAAATGCTATGCTGCAACAAAAGATGGATGGTATAAAGCAGATTGGTGGAAACAAGTTTGCAGAGCTGCTCAAATTAATGAACTAACTCCTCTTTTGGTCTATAAATTTAATAATAGGCCAATAAGAGTAGCTCTGCCCCTTTACATGATTAATCCAGGTTTAGACAGGACTGATTTTGACAAAATATGCGTTGTTGATTGGGATCACTTTTGTGACATTTTACATACATATATGACACAAAATGATTTATTATGAATGAATATGTCAATCATAGAACAGTTAGAAATACCAGACAATTTCGCAGATTTTTGTGCAATAGAATATATTGAGGATTTAGAACATAGGTTTCAGAACAAAAAAGAATTATTAAGTTTCCAAGATTATGTGTCCACAAATAGATACATACTTTTAGAAAAATGGGAGAATATTAAATCTCCTACTATCCATTAACAATTTTTACAAGGAGGTATTATGGATATTTTAGGCCTAAATCAAGGCAATGACGAAATGGGTGATGGTATTTTTATCAAGCATTCAGCTACTACAAAAGGTTGGATGATTGGTTCAGATACTATTGAAGTTAAGGACTTTTTAGTAGATACAGCAACTATTAAAACAGGCTGGGGTATGTATGATGGCCAATATCATTATGTTTGGGATGAAAAGCCAGGCGTAGTATGTGAAAAACCATCAGCTGATCACAGAAGAGCTTTTAGTGTTTGGATCTATATACCTAATCAAGGTGCAAAAGTGTGGCGTAGAACATCTTACGGTGAAGGAGAAGGCTTTAACGCACTGTGCACTACTTTTTGGAATGACATGAAAAACAATCCAGATAAGTGTCCACATTTGCAATATACTGGTTCAGTTGATAAAAAGTTCAAAATTGGCGGTACATCTATTCCAGAATTTGCTTTTGTTAAATGGGCTGATAGACCTGATGATTTTGTAGTGCAAAATATTGATACAAGAGATGATAATCCTGGTGTTGATATTGAGGCCAAAGTCGATGCAGCATTAGGTTTAACACCAAAGTCTGAAGACGATTTGCCGTTCTAATCATGAGAGAGCTAGACTTTGTAAGTTTAGCTCCTCAAATAGGCAATTATTTCCTAGGTGAACCATCTAAAATTTCTAGCAATGAAATTAGATGGGGCACTCATGGAAGTTGGTGTTTAAATACAGAAGAGGGGTTATTTTACAGTTTTGAACAAAACGATGGCGGTGGCGTCATTTGGCTGATTGAATATTTTGGTAGCAATATTGATGAAGTTATAAATCAATTTCAACCAAGTCATACAAAACCACAAGAAAAGCCAAAATCATATACATCTTTTACACAAGAGCAAATGAGATCACTTGCAACAGAAGCTGAAGTTATATGCAAGTATTCTAACTCGTTTGTTGTTATGAGGTTTCCTGAAGGTCATAGAATTAAAGCTAAATATGCACCTTTTACATTTAAAGATGGTCAATGGTACAACAAAAGGCCTGAAGGCAAAATGCCTATATATTTATCAAAAGGAGATATTAGTGAACCTATTATTATTAATGAAGGCGAAAAAGCAGTCAAAGGATCAGAAGCTCTTTATGATGGGACAAGTTGCTGTTGGCATGGTGGAACTAATGGTTGGTCTAATTGTGATTGGAGTCCTATATATGGTAAACAAATCATTATTTGGCCTGACAATGACGAAGCAGGAGCAAAAGCAGCAAAAGAATTAAGTGAACATTTAGCAGAAAATGGCTCAAAAGTCAAAATTGCGGTTATTCCTAAGCATTTTAATGAAAAAGATGACCTCTTTGATGCTAATACGCGCCAGGACTTCACTAAACAAACGTTTTTAGAATATGTGAATAAGTATACTCGCGATACTAAGAAATCATCACTGACGTTGATTCGTGTGCGCGATTTAGTAGAAAACATTAAAAAACCAGAATGGGTCATAGAAAATGTCTGTGAACGAGATTCAGTTATGGATATTTATGGTGCACCTAAAAGCGGTAAGTCTTTTGTTGCTGTAGATATGGCATTAAATATTACTTTGGGCCGTGAATGGCATGGTCACATAACTACAAAGTCTCCTGTAGTATATCTTGCAGGCGAAGGTTTAAGAGGAATAGCAAGACGTGTCAAAGCCTGGGAACATTATTATGAACAAGATACAAAAAATGCTGATTTGTTTATTTCAGACAGAGGAGTAAGATTTCTTGACAAAACAGATCATGAACTACTAATAGAACATATATATGCAATACAAGATGAGATAGGTGATATTGGTATGATATTTGTTGATACTTTAGCTCGTAATTTTGGTGCAGGAAATGAGAATAGCACTGAAGATATGAATCTATTTATCGAAAGAGTTGACGATTTAAAGAATACATTTC